AGAGTTCAAACAGTGGAGCAAGACATTCCTCATTTGTATGAGGTCATAGAAGAGTTTCACAAATACACAAAGGTTCCTATGGTCTTGAATACATCTTTCAATCTAGCAGGTCAACCTCTAGTTGAAACACCTCAAGATGCCATAGATACATGGAAGGAATCTGACATTCATGTTCTCTGGTTTCCAGAAGCAAGAAGAATGTATAAGAGTTCATCATTAGGGGATTGACATGAGAATATTAGGAGTAAATTTATCTAACAATGGTTCTATATGTCTACTCAATGATGGTAAGATAGAATTATACTTAGAAGCAGAAAGATTAACAAAAAAGAAAAGAGATCATGACTGCAGTAAATTAATAGATTTGGTGGAGGATGTGGATCAGATTGCTATAAGTGACGCCTCTTGGAATCAAGATAAGAAGAAGACTCTTATATCCACAAAAAATATTGCAACACTCAAGAAGAAGTTCCCTGACGCTGATAGATATGATTTCAGAGACAGACATCATCTTACTCATGCTGCATGTGGATTCTACAACTCAGGATTTGAAGAGGCAGCAGTCATTGTTGTCGATTCATCTGGATCTAATTTTAAGATGGGAGATGAGTGTGAAACTATCATGCATGTCAAACGAGGAAGAAGATTTCATTGGAAGACATTACATAAGAGATATAATAAAGAGAATGATTATGGTATAGGTTTGCAGTTTGATCTGGTTTCGGAGAAATGTAAATGGGGTCGATATGAAGCAGGAAAAGTCATGGGTCTTGCACCCTATGGAAGATATATTGATGGACCGTATCTATCTTCAAGTAATGAGAACGCTGCTGCAACTATACAAAAAGATTGGGAGGATAGGGCAGTTGAATTAGTAAAGATAGCAGCGAATAAATGTAATAATATAGTGTTGACAGGTGGATGTTTTCTGAATGTTGTGGTAAACTATAAACTATTGAAGGAGTTTCCTGATTTGAATTTTTACGTTGACCCAATCTCTTTTGATGGAGGGACTGCTATCGGATCAGCATATATACTTCACTACAATCCTAAAATAAAATCGTTTTAACATGCCTACTTATCCTGTAAAAAATTTGAAGACTGGAGAAACAAAAGAGATCGTGATGACAATGAAACAATACGATCAGTGGAGAAAGGATAATCCTGATTGGGATAAAGATTGGTCACAGGGTACAGGTGGTACTGTCAGTGCTGTTGGAGATGTGTATAGTAAAACAGATGGTGGATGGAATGAAGTTCTATCAAGAGTCGGATCAATGCCCGGTTCAAAAGTAAAACCACAAAAGACCACACATTTCTAATGCCTGCTAGAAAAAAGAAAACTTCCAATCAAGTTGGAGTAGGTATGACTGCTAAACAACTTAGAAGGAAAAAACCATACAATGCTGACATGATGATTCCGATTGAGGCATTGACTGAGAATCAAAGAAAACTATTTTCATCTTTAGATGAGGGTAAGAATGTATATACATATGGAGTGGCAGGAACTGGTAAAACTTTTGTTATTTTATATCATGCCCTCAAACAAGTCCTTGATCCTATTACACCATACAATAGAGTTGTTATAGTAAGATCTCTTGTATCCACAAGGGAGATTGGTTTTCTACCCGGTGATCATGATGACAAGGCAGCATTATATCAGATACCATATAAGAATATGGTCAAGTATATGTTTGAGTTGCCTACAGACAGTGATTTTGAGATGTTGTGGGGTAATCTCAAGACACAGGAGAGTGTGAAGTTTTGGTCAACTAGTTTTGTCAGAGGCACAACACTTGATGATTGTATTATGATCGTTGATGAGTGTCAGAACTTGAATTTTCATGAGTTAGATAGTATAATAACAAGAGTAGGAGAGAACTGTAAGATCCACTTCTGTGGTGACGCTGCACAAACCGACCTTGTAAAAACAAATGAGAAGAATGGTATCCTTGACTTTATGAAAATACTTTCTGCAATGCCTGAATTTGATTCTATTGAATTTGGTATTGAAGATATAGTAAGATCAGGATTAGTCAAGAGTTATATCCTCAACAAACTGGCAATGAGTATTGATGTTTAATCATGTAGAGTGTGATCTTCCTGCACTATCAAGGAAGACTATAGATGGTGTTCGATATTATTCGGTTGATGATAGACCGATGGTATCCATCACCTCGGTTACATCATACTGGAACCGAGAAATTTTTAAGAATTGGAGAGCGAGAGTTGGTGAGGAAGAAGCGAACAGAATCACCAAGAAAGCAACTAATCGTGGTACAAAAACTCATGAATTGATAGAACACTACTTACTCAATGAAGAAGTTGTATTAGATAACCCTAGCACAAAGATGTTATTCACTCAAGCAAAAAAAGAATTGAGAAATATTGATAACATCTATGCATTAGAGAAATCTCTATACAGTAGAGAATTAGGAGTAGCAGGAACAGTTGATTGTATTGCAGAGTATAAAGGAGAACTTGCAATCATTGACTTCAAAACTGCAGAGAAACCTAAACCTGTTGATTGGATCGAGAACTATTTTGTACAAGCAGCAGCATATGCTTGTATGTTCTATGAGATTACAGATATACCCGTAAAGAAACTTGTCATTCTTATGACATGCACTAACGGAGAGGTGAAAGTTTACGAAGAGTATGATAAAATGAAGTATATGAAAAAACTTGTACAGTACATTCAATTATTCGTAGAGGAGAAACTAAATGAAATCCAAAAGTGAAGTCAAAGAGATGCTCAAAAAGAACTTCCTATGTTCAGAGAAGTTTGCTATGGAGATAGAGAAACTTGTCAAGGAAAATGAGTCGATGAATTATATTGAGGCAATCTGTCACTACTGTGAAGAGAATCATATAGAGATTGATAATGTAAACAAACTTATATCTAAACCATTGAAAGAAAAGTTGAAGTGTAATGCAATCAATCTAAACTATCTAAAGAGAACTTCTAAAGCAAAATTCTCTATCTGAGATGAACTTTATTGGCATAGGTGGTGCCCGTCATGATACAAGTATCGCTGCCTTGATTGATGGTGAGTTCAGGTATAGAAAAAGTGAACGTGCCTTTGGAATCAAACATCATAAAGCAAATGACGAATGGTTCAAGTCTGTACTAGATGAGTGGGGTATTGATGAGAAAGATTCAAAGGTTGTGTACACTGACTCAGGGCGAAATCGACTTTTTGTTTATAAAAAAGGGCAAAAAAAATTCGCCAAATTTTTTGACCCCATAGGTTTTCGTAAGAGAGTAAGAAAACCATACAATGACGAAGACTTTATTATAGAAGGTAATAGAATTTGTATCGATCATCACACTGCACATATACATTCTGCCCTATCCAAATGTTCACAGCATGCTGCCTTCGATGGATGGGGATCAGGTAGAAATACTGGTCTGACAATAACATCTGATGGACAGAAAAGATATAAAGATCTATCTATTGGTAAATTCTTATCATACCTTGGATATGCTATGGACTTCAAAGGTATGGAAGTAGACTTTCCCGGTAAGGTCATGGGACTGCAGGCATATGGCACACCTGACATGGTATTAGCAAGGCAGATAAATCAAGATAATATACTTGATCTCTGTGGTGAGTGGATGCATAGAGGTGTTGACAGTAAAGATCCAAAGTTCCAAGATTTTGTGGCAACTGTGCACAAGGCATGTGAACTAATACAATTAGAATATTTCAAAGTATTTGATAAAGATAAGAAGATCTCTTGCTCCGGTGGTGTGATGTTGAACACAGTCATCAACACCGAACTAAGAAAGACTTACGATATAGACATACTACCTCATGTATATGATGGTGGTCTCAGTATTGGTGCACTCAGATATGCTGTAGGACATGACTTTGATATGGGTAATTTTCCTTACTGTCAAGATGACTATGCTCCGGAGGAAGTACATGATCAAACTATCGAAGAAGCAGCAGAACTATTAGCACAGGGTATGATTGTTGGATGGTATCAAGGACATGGTGAGATTGGACCTAGAGCGTTAGGAAATAGAAGTATACTTATGAATCCAATGATCAAAAATGGTAAAGATATTTTGAACTCTCGTGTCAAAAAAAGAGAATGGTGGAGACCATTTGGAGCATCAGTATTGAAGGAGAAAGCAGCAGAATATTTTGACATTGATGACTCTCCGTACATGCTATACAATGCAAAGGTAAAACAATCTGGATTAGATGCTATCACACACGTTGATGGTACGTGCAGACATCAAACCGTCACATATGAATCGAATCCTATATACTACAAATTAATAAGTGCTTTTGAAAAGAAAACTGGTTGTCCTATTCTTCTCAATACATCCTTGAATATAGGTGGCAAACCAATCGCAGGGAGACCAGAGGATGCCGATGTTCCGGGTCTTGATGCATTGTTTATAGGTAATTTAAAATGAGTGTGTATTGCACATATCCTTGGAAACAATTGTTTAGTGATTCTTACGGTGTTTATATGCCTTGTTGTATGGCGACTGTAGATCATCCTCACAATGGTTGTTGGAACAGTAGCAAATCAGATTTTCCTGCACCAAAAGTAGATGAGATTT